TACCTTTCCACAACAGCATTTATTTATTTCAGTGTTATATACGTTGTATGAATAGTTCACTTCTGTTTTTGTTATCGTATTTGGTGTAGATTTTTCATATGTAGAAACTGGGGTTATAGTGGTTTTAATAGGTTTATTTACAGGTTTTATATCATATGCTGGAGTTGTTTCTTGTAATGAATGATTTATTTTCATTATCCCCATATTTTCCATATCTTCAACATTTTTTTTATGTTTTTTTGTTTGCATATGCTTCTGCATATCATTGCGTCTTACACATTTATATTTACACCAACTACAAGAAAACCCATATAGGGTGTAATTATCATCTTTTTCCATTATACTTATTAGTAATATATACGCATATTTTCTTTATATAACATTAACATGTTTGTTTTTCTTGATATAATAATCTACAAAATATTTTATAAAATTACCCCCGAAAATTACAAAATCTGTAGGTCTATATATAGATTTTGCTTTTTAAGGGGGTATTTTTATTTTTTAAATATTTTTATAAAAAATGAGAATACCTCAAAAAAAGCGTTTTTTCATATTTTAATATGAATTTTGCCTGTTTTGGAGGCATTTTCATTGAATAATTGTTAAAATATGTCCAAAAAATGTGTTTTTTTACTATATCAATGAAATATTTACAAAATTTATTTATTTTACATGCCCCCAAATTTGGACCAGTAAGTACAAGATTTATAGGATTTTCCAAATTTGGGGGTATAATTAATAAATTGTTTAAAATTTGAAGAAATTTGTATAAAAAATGCCCCCTAAAAAACGAATTCTTGTTCACGGCTCATGACATTTTGCGAGTTTGGAGGCATTTTCTATTAGCCATTTTTTTTTACAAAAAAATAGAATTATGCTGTCAACACCGATTTTTTACAATAATTATCATTACTATAAAAGATGTATTTTTTTTAAGTAAAAAATCAAAATATTTTTATGGTGGTGCGAGTTTTATTAGCCATTTTACCCAAAAACTCGCAAAAATCGCACAAGTAACAATTTTAATATCATATAGTATAAAATAGTTATGGTTATGATAATAATTATTTGAGGTATTTTTAAAGGTTTTGAAAATGCGATTTTTGTTAGCCAAAAATTAGCCATCTGTTAGCCATTTTTCAAAATCCAAAAAATCCGGATTTTTGAAAATCACAAAAAAAAAAAATTATGGTAACAAAATGATCCACTCATGAATTTTTTGTTACCATAAAAAAAAAAAATTTATGTTTTTCAAAAGATTTGAATAATTCAATTTGGACAAAAATAAATGTCCATTTTCGAAATATGAGAAAAGTTTGTGAAAACTTTATTTTTTTCTTTAAGCTCAAAAATAATATATTGTTTTTATTAATAAACAAAAACAATATAAATAAATTTGTTATTTATGTCAAACTAATAATCTATCTATTATATATATCATATTAATATGTCTATGTTAAATAAACCTACAATACGTGTAATTATAAATGTAACTGGGCTACCAAATACATATAAAACAACACATACTGATGGAACAGTTACATATAGTGGATTGTTCTATGATGTATATGTAAAAATAAAAAATAAACTTTCAGATAAGTACAAGTTTGAAGAAACATATGATGAAGAATTTAATGTAACAAAAGCATTAAATGATATCCGTGATGGAAAATATGACATTGGAATTCATAACTTTTCTACTACAACAAAAAGATTAAAAGATGTTAACTTCACACAAAGTATTATTATGGAACGTGACGTTATTGTATATAAACCTGAACCATATTCAACTCTTAAAACTATTGGAACTCTTTTTACTGAAGTCTTTATGATACCTATGAGCTTTATTGTAGTATTAGGATTTATTATTGGATGGTTAATGAATAAATTTCAATCAGAAAGAAATAGTGATCTTAATAGAAAAAAGGGAAATCTTGGATTAAGACGTTCTATTATGGCAACAGTTGCTACTTTCTTAGCAGAAGCAGGAATGATGGCGGAAGAAAGTCCGCTAGGAACAATATCAATATTTTTTACTGTTGTTATAATGATTATTGCTATGGCATTTAATACTTATATCACTGCTAGGGTTACCGATAAAGTAATAGAACTCGGCGAAGGTTCCAAATATAATATTAACACTATAGCAGGTATGCATATTCTAGCTTTAAAAGGACAGGCAATTGGTGATAATTTTAAACGATATGGAACAAAGGTTACTGAAATGCCAACAAATGTTAAAACTATGATTAAAAAATATTTAAGTAATACCAAAAAATATAATGGAGTTGCTCTTGAATCATCTGTCGCACTTATTGTTGCAAAAAAATATGACCTAAAAATGACAAACGCTAACTTCGGGTTTGGAGATGCAGTATTCGCAGTAAATAAAAATCGTCCCGAATTACTTGAACATTTTAATACTGAAATAGAAAAATTACAAGAAGGACTAGAAACAGAACGCATATGTAAGAAATATATTGATGATTCTTATTCATATTTATGTGTACTATAAATAAAAATAAAACAGAAAATACATATTCATTCATTTAAACTCCTGTAGATCCAAATCCACCTTCACCACGCTCGGTTACATCACTCAACTCTTCTTCACTATCAACAAGACTTACTCTTATAGGTATCATACCTGGAGAGACAATTTGAAGCAATCTATGACCTACTTCTACAGTGTAATCACCATAGAAGCAGTCAAATGCACCCATTAATTCACCTCTATATCCACTATCAATTATTCCTGTACCATTTGCCAATCGTAATGAAGTCTTAGAAATACTTGAACGTGGAAACATCATAAATCCACAAGGAACACGTTGATTTGTAGGTGTTATCATTTCAGCACTACATTTTATACCTAATGGATATTTATTAGGTTTTCCACATTTATATTTCATTTCTATAGGACAGAATAAATCAAATCCTGCATCAGGGTACATTGATGTAGTCACATTATTATTATGTTTTTCAATAGCATTTTTGTATAAATCTATAAAACTTTGATCTTTATTACAAATATATATTTTAAGTTCCATATAACAAAATTCAAAACCCTTTATTCTTTCCATTTGAGAGAAGATTTAATTATAATATATATAAAAACATTCATTTAAATAAGTATTATTTATTAATACAATATATAAATACTACAGTGAAGATGTCTATATTCACTAAAATAGATAATCTTAAAGTAGGATCTCCATATTGGATAGACATATGGTGGAACACGAAAAATAATTATAGAGCCAATAAACCATTAACGTTTGTAGGCATTTTCTTAAGATTAGAATCAATTCAAGTAAAACGAAAAATTAATAATAGTGGATTAATAACTGTTATATCTCCAAGACGAACAGTAGCTTGGTTTTCTGTGAACAATGTAGAGGTAGGTGTAAGTTCAATGAATAAATTTTTTGCATTTCCTCGCTTTCCTACTCAAGAGTTATTTGAACGATACGTTGTTAGAAATTTAAAACTTCCAACAGATTTAACTCGGTATATGAGAAGATTTATTGCACATAAACCAGATACATCATATCATAATCCATTTTTATAACAAAAATAATTTATATATATATTATTTTTGTTTACTATTTTTTATTACCACCCTTTAAAACCCCAATATTTTTTTCTATTTAAAACATTACCATTTGTTAATGGTTTACTGTAAAGAGATGCAGAACCAGCTGTTGTCATATCTCCAGTTGTTGTCATGTTCACACTATATGATTTATTTGAATCTTCTTGACCATTATCAAGTCTTTGAGGGGTTACCTTGAAAGTAAGATTTTCATTAAATGCATCTTGGAAACCACATAGTAACCACTTCCAAATATAATTGTTTGAACTTGAACCTTCTTGTAACTGTTGACAAACATATGGAGGTGCAGGACCTGTTGATGGTGCTGTGAACTTTTCAAATCTCAAAGACGAATCATAACGGTCTACAGTAGTAGTAACAGTAGTAACAGTATTACTAGCAATTGTAAAGTATTCCGTCACCACCGAGTTGTTCTGCGCACTCGTCAGATTATCTTTTCTATAGAAAACTTCACTACCAAGTGGAGGTACAGATGCACTACCACCAGAAAAATTATAATTCGAAGTTGATATAAAATACTTAACCTCATTAGCATATGAAGTGGCAGTAAATTCTACCTTAATCTGTTCACCTGTTGGTACATCAAAAGCCCAAGCCGGTTGCCATGCTTGATCAACACTCGTGTCCTCTGGTGTACCACGGGTATGCAGATTTAATACAGTGTGTCCCGAGCCCCCGCCCCCCCCGATGTCAGCTCCAGAAGAGTTGAAAACTTTAATATAACCGCCATGCCAACCATCACCATATGTATCCCTTATCCAAAGTCTACAGGTAATATTAGTTGAACCAAGACTAGTAGTAACAGTCTCAGACACAACTTTACTACGTATCATCGCTGAATAAATACTGGGGGGTGCACCACCAGTATCTGGAAGAACTGATACACGAACATGTGTCGTATCATAATCTTCACCAGTTTCTCTTGGAGTTTGAAGACGTGCCTTTTCATAAATATTTGTATTTGTTCCTCGGGTATTACTGAGTTTCACAATAAATGGATCATAATATCCATCAGACCCAATTCGTTTCCCCTCAGTAAACTCGCCACTAGTCATACCACCTACTATTACATCACCATACCCATCTATTGTTATATCAGTAGCTATGTTAACTGTGTCTACCGACCCTTCATCATACGGTCTCATAGGATAAGACGTTCCTTTGGTATATGTATTTGTAGTTATGCCATTATATTGCCATCGTCTTAAAATAGGATAAGTATAATTATTTGATACCTTTCTTGTATGTATCATATACATGTGTCCTGAACTATGATCATATGCCATTGGCTTGGCTACATACTTGTCGTAAGGCGTGTTTCTTATAGATGGCATATCAACACCTAAATTAGTAGTATCAGTATATCTATTATCCATAAGTGTAACATTATCATAACTACTATCATCATCATCATCAACCCATACTTCATTACCACTAGAATCTATTTTTTTAACTACAGCATCTCGTATTCCTGATGTCATTGTTGCACCAATATATACGTTATGGTCATCATCTACTTCATGATTTGCACTTGTTATGCCTCCAGAATCACTAGGATAAGTATATTCGTTCGTTCTTATAATATCACCATTAGCACCATTCAAAATATATAATTTGAACTTTGAACCTGTTAAACTCATCTCACTTTCAACATCTTTTGCAGGAGTAGTTAAAATATATAGAATAGCTCCTTTCACAGAAGTTGATGAACCATAAGGATTGATTACAAATTGTTTTACAATAGTTGTGCGTATATGATGACTTTCTTGTATAGTATTTATAGTTTTTGACCAATCAAGGTGTGACATGTTCAACGCAGGTAAAGTTTTATATGAAACTTTAAG